TGGATATTTTATAACCTAAAGGGAATCAGATGAGCTTTGTGAGCAAAGTTGGTCAAATGTTTAACTATGCTTCGTCGGGTCTGACCAACCCTTCAGACTGGCTAGTGGACCTTGTGCATGGCGGCAAGTCGTCGTCTGGTATTACCATTAACTGGTCAACAGTCATGGGCATACCTACCGTATACAACGCCGTGAGCAAGATCAGCGGTCACTTGGCAGTGATGCCACTTGAGTGCAAGGAGACGAGGAATGACGAGGTTAACACGTTCATGAGTGACGCAGGTGCCAGAGTTTGGGCACGTCCTCACGAGTTTGTTACCAAGTTCACGATGGTTGAGAAGTTGATGTCAGATGCTTTGCTTTATGGCAACGCACGTGCGTACATCGAGCGAAACAACCAAGGGCAGCCTATTGGGCTGATCCCACTCCAAGCCGAGGATTGCACGACTGTGATCCACGAGGGAGAGCGTTGGCACTACGTCTCAATCAATGACGCTTCATTGATCGGCATGTCTGACATCGAGGGAAGCAGCTACAAGATCCCAGATCGAGACGTGTTCTACATCATGGGGATCAGCCGCAATGGCCTGTGGGGCGAGTCAATGCTTGATCTCCTCAAGGACCAGTTCGGGCTTTCCATCGCAGGTGCAGAGGCATCTGGAAGCATGTTCCGAAACGCTGGGCGTCCGGGCCTGTTGCTTGAGGCTCCTCGCGGTGCATTCCGCACGGCAAAAGAAGCTCAGGCCTTCCTTGACTCATTCAATGAGGCCCACGAGGGCGTTTCAAAGAGTGGCAAAACCGGCATGATCCGGGAAGGCATGACAGCCAAGGTACTCCCAACTGATGGAAACGGTGCGTCATACAAAGATGGAAGAATGTTCCAGCGTGAGAGCATGGCTATTGCTTTCCTGCTTGAGACCATCCTCGGCGACAACACTGGTGCCAGCTATAAGAGTGTCACAGAGCGTCAGTCTGCTTACATTACAAACTGCCTTGGACGATGGATCAGCAAGATTGAGCACGAGGCAAACACTAAGCTGCTCTCGCAGCGACAGAAGAACACATGGAACTTCGAGTACAAGCTCGACGCAAATGTGCTCCACAAAAACAACACCGAGTTCCTTGCTAACCTTACTGCGAACCTTCGCCAGCAGGGCATTATGAGCATGAACGAGGCACGTGCTGTTCACGGACTCAACCCAGTAGAGGGCGGGGATGACGATTACGGCGTCACCAGCACACTGGGACAAGAGGAAGAAGCAGAGCAGCTAGGTTTACCAGAAGAGAATCAGACCCCAACAGAGGACAATAACGATGAAGTTTGAGACTAACCCAGAAGAAGGAACCATCACCGTCCGAGGCGGTATTGGTGACTTCGAGAACCACATTGGTTCTAATGACTTTATGGACGCACTGGCAGAGCACGCTGGTGAGGACATTACTATCCACCTTGATTCCGAGGGCGGAAGTGTCGTCGATGGGATCTCCATCTACAACCAGATCCGCAACTACAGCGGCAAAGTCACTGTTCACATCGACAGCCTTGCCGCTTCGATTGCAACAGTGATCTCATCGGCTGCTGACCACGTGATTATCAATAGCACTGGCCGAATGATGGTTCACTCAGCTTGGACCGTTGCTATGGGCAACGCCAAGGATTTTAAGGGGATGGTTGAGATCCTAGAGCAGATGGACCGCGACATTGCCAGCGTATATGCTGCACGCAGCGAGAAATCTGAGGACGAGTGGCTTGAGATCATGGCAGCTGAGACGTGGTATTCCGCACAGGATGCCCTTGAAGCTGGACTTGTTGACGAGGTTAACGAGATCAAGCCAAACAAGAAAAAACCATACGCACAGCTGCAAGAGGAGCCAAAAGCAAGCACGATTGGCCCTGTTTGGCGTGCCAAAATGGAGGCAACTGCCCGTCGAATTAGGCTCAAGGCCAAGTGAGATAGGGTATTCCTTGACAAGACAGCCCAAATAGTGTAACATGGGCAAATCACGGCAGGGGACTATCCCCTGCCTATCCTAACATTAGTAGATCCACTAACAGGACTAAACGCGATGAAAATTGCAGAGATTCAGGCTCGCCTCGAAGAGATCAGCATCGAAGTGGAAGCACTTGCTGACATTCACGGTGACGAGCCATCACAAGAGCAGCAAGATCAGTTTCTTGCTCTCAACAACGAAGCAAAAGAGCTAGAGACCAAATTGGACTCGGCTAAAGCATTTGAGGCCGCTAAAGCAGAAGTTGTTGCACGCCGTGCAGCTGCTTTGGAGCCTGCTAAGAACGTTCAACCTAAAATCGAAGAAGCCCCTCAAGAGGAAAAAGTAGAAATGGCTATCCCTGCTCAAGCTAAGTACAACACTTCCAAGGTTTTCGCATCGAGCGAAGACGCTTACACCGCCGGTAAATTCTTGATGGCAACTGCTGGCGACCGCAAGGCTGCCGACTTCATGGCCGCACAGAGCGAAGGAACTGACAACAAGGGTGGATTCACCGTTCCTGCCCCACTTGCTTCCGAGCTGATCAACTTGGTTGAAGAGTACGGCGTTGCACGTAACGTTTGTCGTCGAATCGTCATGGGTGCTCCTACTTGGACCGTTCCTAAGCTTGCTGGTCACGCAACTGTCTTCTATCCAAACGAAGCAGACGCGATCACCGCATCGGACCTGACTTTCAGCCAAGTTTCCTTGACGGCACAGAAGATGGCCGGTCTTGTGAAGATGAGCACCGAGATCAACGAAGACAGCTTGATCAGCATGACTGACACTATCGTTCGCGACTTGGCTTGGAGCTTCGCGAAGGCTGAGGACGAAGCATTGTTCTCCGGACACGCTTCTCTGTACGCTGACGGAATCGAAGGCGACAGCGACGTTGCTGCTCACTCGGTTGCTGACGTTGCTTCTCTTGCACTGACTGACTTAACTGCAGCTGTTGTTGCTGCTGGTCAAGAGCGTGGCCTGAACCACGAGTGGTACATGAGCCCAACGCTTTGGAATGGTCAAGTTCGCGACATCCTCAACGCAGCCGGTGGCAACAGCCAAGCCGACTTGGTTGGTGGCGTTCGCCCAACGTTGCTTGGCTACCCAGTGAACTTGGTTAACGCCATGAAGGGTGCTGGTGCATCAACTTCGGCTGACATGCTTTGCGTCTTCGGTGACCTTGGCGTTTCTCACTACTTCGGTGATCGTCGCTCGCTGAACTTCCGCGTTTTGAATGAGCTTTTTGCAGTAAATGACCAAGTGGGTATCATTTGCACGCAAAGAATTGCGTTGAAGTCGGCTAACCCAGAAGTTCTTAGCAAAATCGTTCTTGCGTAATTGACGTGAAAGTACGATTTGTAAAGTCATGCCCCCGGCTCAATCAAGAGCTGGGGGCTGTTGTGGTTCTCGGCAACACTGGGGTTGCGAGAACCTTGGTTTCTCTCGGCATTTGCGAGGTCATGAAAGATGACGACAAACTGGACAATAAGAAGAACATCGCCAGTGACAAATCTTCCAGTAACTCTGGAGGAGATAAAGTCGCACCTAAGACTAAACGCAAGCGACACAACTCACGACGCAAATCTGACACTTCTAGCGGAAGCGGCAGCTGAACGTCTTGAGCAAGACATTGATCGACAGCTAATCAACGCCACATACCTTCAGACTCAGTTTGACTGGAATGGCAAGAACGGCGAGATCAAGCTGAGAAGTAGGGCAGTAAGCAATGTTGCATCTGTGGTATACGTCGATGAAGACGGCGTAACGCAGACGCTTGACTCTGCTGCTTATATTTTCGATCAAGCACGGGGAAGCTTATTCCCTGCACCGGGTACAGATTGGCCCTGTGTTCAGCCAGACAATCCAAGTGCTATTAGCATTTCTTTTACGGCTGGTTACGGAGATGATGCGGACTGTATGCCACGACTGTTTAAGACAGCTATGCTGCTAGGCGTTGGCAAATGGTTTTTTGATCCGGCACAGGAAGGGTCAGCCCTGCACAGTCAGGAAGTTGCATACGAGAAGATCGTCACACTTCTAATGAGGTCATCCTATCCATGAGCATCAGAAAGAGGATTGGATTTCGCCGACACTCTGCTACGTTTTATCGTCATGACGGATCGGTTGACCAGTACGGTCAGCCAACATACGCCGACGACAGCAAGTGGTTGGTACTGTCACAGGGCTGGCCTTGCGAGTTGACAACTACTGTCGGTGGCGAGGTACTTAGAGGCAGAATGGTAAACGAGAAAACTACTCATGTTGCGTTCGGTGAGTTCTTCGGGCTAGGTGAGATCACGGTTAAAGACCGCTGTGTTATCAACGGCGTCAAGTATGGCATCACCAACATGTCCGATCCCGATGGCATCCAGATGGAAGTCAGGGTTGAACTCCGAGGCGAAAACAACGGATGAGTCAGTTTAAGAAGAGACAGCGAGAAGCCACCCGCATTGTTACGCGATCACCAAAGAAGTACGGTAAGAATGCCGGTGGTGGCATCGTTATTGAGCACAACATTGATGAACTAGAGAAGATGCTTGTCGGACTCGATAAGAGAATGCACTGGCACGTAATGGATAAGGCAGTAGAGGCAGCGGCAGAGGTTGTCAAAGTTGCGGCATCCATGAGCATAGCGACACAGTTCGGCAGAAGCCCTAATCAGAGTGGAATCGGAAACTCATCGAGGACAGGCACTAGGTCAAAGTGGTCACAGAAGGTAAGGAACGCAAGACTAGGTTCGCAGCAAGGCGACAGCCTTAGCAACAAGATCAAGATAAAGTTATTGTCATACAAGCCAAACAAGCCAGCTGTATCCATAATCGGTGCAGACTACTACGGAAACAATTACACACACACACATGAGCCAGTGGGCGACAAAAAGCCCGGAAACATTAATCTCTGGGGTACTGGCAAGAAATACCAGTTACCCAAAAGGGAGTGGCTCAAACCGGCTGCAACTGCTACCTCAAGGGCACAGATGATAGCCATGAAGAATGTTATTAGAAGACAGATGAGGACACTATGAGCGTAGCAGCAGCGGTAAGAAGCATAATTGCAGCGGACGCTAGTGTTATAGCACTGGCCGGAAACAGGGTATGTGTTGACTTCATTCCTGAAGACTCAACAATGCCAGCCGCATTGCTATACATTGCCAGCGAGAAGGCAGAGGATTGCCTTAGCGGTTTTGTTGGCTTTGAGACGGCGAATGTAAGGCTTGAGTGCTACGGCGAAACAAGAAAGCAGGCAGACGACCTGCACGCGGCAGCACGTGCATCGCTAAATGGAAAGCGTGGCACGTACAACGGAACAAGGATTAAGAGCATTAGCCAAGCGACCGGCAGGATGTACCTTGTGGACAAGCCAAATGATGGGACAGACCACTGGCTGTTCCGAACAGTTCAAGCGTTTGAAGTTAGTTACAACTCCTTTTAAGGTAAAGAAGAAAAATGAGTGGAAATTTTATTGGCATGACCGGACAGGGTGCAACGGCAGTTTTGACAAACGGTCAAATCGTTGGTTGCGTTCGTAGCATCTCTCTCCCAGAACTGACCCAAGACAAGATCGACGCATCTTGCTTGGACACGACTGGATTCATGCGATACATCCCCGGCGACCTGACCGATCCGGGCGAGTGTCAAATGGAAATCGTATTCGACCCAAGTTTCGACTGGTCGGAGAACTCCGCCAATGCTCAAGACGTTGACGGCGTCATCGGAAACATTGACACGCTTACTGTCACGTTTCCTAAGAGCGATCCAGATGACGGTGCTCTCACCCCGGCTTCCCTCAGCGGAACTGGATTCATCTCCAGCTATGGCCTTCCAGAAATGAGCAACAACAACCTTCTGGTTGCTAATGTTACTTTCTGCTTCGACGGCGACACTGGCCCAGCATTCACACCAGAAGCATAAGGAAAAGCAACATGAAGATCGAACTTCTCCCACACACTGGTAGGAACCTTGCAACCGGAGAGGAAATGACTTTCTCTCAATACCGCATCATCGTTAACGGTGAGCTTGTTGGTTACAAGAGCTGGAAATTCGGTACTAAATGCTGCTTTATCGGACGTCTATCACCACTGGACAAGGGTCTCATTGAGGAAGAGGTTTCTCAGAGACTAGGAGACAATGCCGGAGGCGTAATGCCTCCAGAGTACGACCCAAATGAAGACCAATCCGAAGAGGACTACCACGATGACTTCGCTAACTAAGGAAGCTCTACTTAACGCCTGCAAACTTGATGTCACTAGTCACGACGTCGAGGGGTGGGGTAGAGTTTACGTAAAGACTATGACCGAGCTACAGCGGTCAACCAGAATTGCTGACATGTTTAACGACAAGGGCAATCTGAAGCCAGAGGCACGTGTACGTCAGCGTGTTAACGTGATCATTGATCACCTCTGCGACGAAAATGGCAAGTCCCTCTTCAATGAGGGTGACGCCAAGGACTTGCTTGCACTTGACGCCGCAAAGCTCGACTCTCTTGTTGAGGCAATCAACAAGGCCATCGAGAGCGGCGAAGAGGGAAAAGAGCAGGCAGAGTAGACAGATTGGTGAAACACTTCCACCGTAACATAAGGTTGCGGTGGGTGTTTCGCATCTGTTCAGAACTGGGCATTGATGACCCAGTGCACTGGATGAACTCCGTAAGTCCCCTTCTAGTCGATCAGTGGATCGCATACCACACACAGAAACACGAGCAGGATGAAGCTGAAAAGCTCAGTCCCGAAGAAGCATTAAAGGCATTAAGTAATGGCAGGTAATACAACGAGAATTGGTGCAGTCAGAATGGACATCGTTGCCGACAACGGCGACTTTGTCCGCAAGATGAAGGCATCCACACGTATGACACGTGACCTGTACCGTGCGATGAACGCAACCAGAACTCCTATGGAGCGGTACACCAAGAAGTTCATGGACGCCAATGCCGCACTGAAGCGTGGCCAGATTGACCAGAAGGCATACAGGTACGAACTGAGCAGGCTGCAGCGTCAACTGTACTCTGACCAGATCGCCTTCGACAAAGAGACGAACGCTGTCAACAGAAACACTGCAGCTAAGGTCAGGAACGCCAAGGTCTCCAAGGGACTCGCAGGCAAAAATCTAGCCAACATGCTTGGATCAAGTATATCTGGTCTCGGCCTAGGCGGAGCGGCGGCTGGTGCTGGCCGAGGCCTTGGCCTTGCCGCAATTGGCCCGTCAGGGACGGCGATCGCAGCAGCAACCGTAGAGATTGGCTTGCTAATGAAGCAGGCCAAGGAATACTCGAAACTTGAGTCTGACATTGTTGAGCTCCAAGTATTCATGGGCAAGAAGAAGGGCAAGGAGTACGCCGACCAGTTCAGGAACATTGCCAGAGAGTCCTCTCTCACCACGTCTCAGCTTGTCAAGAACGCTGCTGTCATTAAGTCTTATGGCGTAGAGCTTGAGAACATCGTTGACTTCACTAAGCGTCTTGGTGAGGCATCTGGTGGGGACACAATGCAGTTCAACTCGCTGACACGTGCTTTCGCACAGATCAACGCACTCGGCAAGCTGATGGGACAAGAGAAGAATCAGCTTGTCAACGCTGGGTTCTCGCTTCAGCTTATTGCGGACGAGGCAGGCGTTCCAATGGCTGAGTTCGCGAAAGCAATGGAAGACGGCCTGATTACCGCACAGCACGTCAATGATGCACTCATCAGTGCAACGAGCGAAGGTGGGCTTTACTTTGGTCGCCTTCAGGCAAAAGCCGAGACCCTTGCTGGCAAGTGGGACATCTTGTTGAACAATACCAATGAGATGTTTGCGGTCATGGGCGAGGGCAAGAACTCTTGGTTCAAGACTACACTTGACGGGCTGACCCAAGGGATTTCAGATCTGACAACTACAATCTCCCTGAACAACCAGCTAATAGCTGACGAGGAGAAGATTGCACAGATCGAGCGAATGCTTGGCCAAGGACCCAGTGCTCAAAAAGAGTTCATGAGAAGGCTTACCCCAGATCAGGCCCTAGGAGGCGATGCGGGATATGACACCTACATGGATGAGGCCGGAAGAGTTAATGTTGGCTACGAGATCGCCCAGATGTGGGGAAGGTGGACCAGCGGCCACCAAGGATTCTTTGAGGCTATTAGCACATCCGCAGAAGAGTTTGAGCTACAGCAGAAGCAGCGTATCCAGCAGGCCAAGTACAAGCTGGACGCACTGAGGCAGCGTCTAAAGAAACAAGGTCTTGATGACCCCACTGAGCTTGAAGACGCCCCGGCAGACCCAAAGCTATTCACTCCAACACGTGACATCACAGCTGAGGACGTTGTCGGAAGTGCTGCTGCAAAGTCAAATACTCTGAAAGGCGGGTTCCAGCAGGGTACTGTAGAAGAGTACAAGTTCCTTCGGGACAAGGTGATGGGCAGCAGGGACTACGCCAAGGACTCATACGATGAGCTAAAGAAAATTGCTGACAATACGTCCGTTGACTTAAATGGGCAATCGTGGAGGGCGAATGCCCGAGAATCCATAAACGAGAGGAACGCACAGAACAAGGTCTACGCAGAGCAGTTCTGGTCTGGCGTGGGGTACGTGAAGAGGGGATTCCAGACCCTTGCAGAACAGAGGCTCAATCGACAACTGAACGAGATTGGCGAGCCTTCGGGCAGAGACTTTGACGCAGAGCGTAAAAAGAGGTCGGATGAGATATACGAAAAGTACGCGGGCGAAGACGGCCTACTTTCTTCAAGATTCATTCCGGGGGACAACTACGAGCGTGCATTCAATTTCGAGAACTCCGAGTGGGGAAGATGGACTACCGAGGTCAGGGAAATGACAAAGGAGCTAAGGGCCCAGTACAAGCGTGAGAAGAACAACGAGGAACGCAGGCAGGAGATCAGAGAGATCAAGAACAACGTCAAAGAGACTCAGGGTGTTAAGGGCGTACTTAACAAAATCTACAAACACATGAAAGAAACCAAATCTAGCTTCGAGGGCGTATAATGGCTTTTACACTTAATGACTTAGACTATTACGTCTGCGAGACAACCGACAGTTCATCGTCGGCAACAAGAGAGGGCGATGACAGGGTGACTCAGAAGGCCAGCACCAGCTACAGGGTGACTGTGAACGGCCTTTCGGACACGTATACCGGCTCTGAGGAGCTAACGGCGTCTTCAGTTCCAACGGAACTGGTGATCTCAGCGGATGAACTTCCGAAAGTAAACGCATCCACTTACTTTTATGGGGGAATATCGAACCCGTATCTTGTGTGCGAGAGCAAGTCTGTGGAGCGTGAGCAAGGAAATAGGCTTTCATTTATTGTGACAGTCACATGGACAACTCAGACCGTGCAGGGCGAAGAGAAGAGCCAGCAACAACCGCCAGAACAACTGTCTGACATCGAGCCTACCGTTGCTGTCAAGATCACCGGAAGGGAGATCCCTATCTGGAAAGATAAGGATGGTGGCCAGTGCTGGAGAATGCCGGGCACGGGGACGCCGTTCGTCGAGCCTATTGTTGAGACTGTGCCAATCTTTACGTTCACCATCACTCAGTTTGAGCCGTCGATCACTTATTTACAGATGCTAGAGAG